CGGCGGCCGCGGCCGCGCGCTCGGCGTCCGTCGGCTGCGTCGCGACCTGGTTGGTCTGCTGGGTGCCGGCACTGGTGCCGGTTTCCTGGCTGCGCGATGCGTTGTTGTCGTTGGCCGGGGTGTTGTTGCCGCCGGCGGCGTTGGACTGGGGCATGGTGGCTCCTTGGGTTGAAGATGCGGCGGCGTCGCCACCGCTGGCGGGATGGGCACGGGTGATGAATTCGCAGGGATGGCGCACGCCTTGCGACTGCTGCGAGCGAGTGCCGGCGTTGGGATCCGCCGGCACGGTGACGAAGGAGATCTCCTGCGGCGTGTATCGCTCCGCCCGATACAGCGGCATGTTCACGCCGTCGGTGCGGTCCTGCGCTCGGATGATCGAATAGCGTTCGACCGAGTAGCCGAAGCTGATCGTGCGGATGATGCCGGCTCGAATGTCCTGCACGATGCCAGCCAGCTCGGGGCGCTGAGACAGGCGGATGGTGGCCAGACCTTGGCCGTTCTCCAGCCAGCCGCGCGTGGCGATGCCGAGGATGGCGCCGACGCCGCCATACATGCGGTGGTTGTCCAGGACCTGCACCGCTCCCGCGTCGAATCGGGTCATGTCGACCGCATCGGGCTCTACGACGAGTTCCTCCTCGTAGAGCGTGTCCGTCCAGAAGTCGTATGCCCGGCGCCGCGCGCCAGTGGTCCACACGACATCAATGGTGTTCTCAGCCTCGTTGAAGGAGCTCGGAATCAGCTGCGCGTCGCGCAGCTGCAAAGGCATCTCACGGCGGGCCTGATCTGGTTGCTGAGCTTGCGGCATGGCCGCGACTGTGCGCGGCTCGCTGTCTCATTTCTCGGAAGGATGAGACGATTTCAATGTTCGGCAGGGACGGCGCTGCGCAAGTACTCCGGCAAGTCGGGCAACGGATGCGTCTGGCCAGCCAGCGCGTGTGTGCAGTCGCCCAGGAACTGCACCATGCCGTCGGTCACGAACGTGTGACAGCGCTTCTCGATCCGCTTCTCGCCCTCGGTCCAGGTGGTCAGCACGCTGGGGGTGAAGGTGGGCTTGTCGAAGTTTCCGTTGAAACCCCAGACGCTGGTCCCTTCAGTGCGTACCCCGTGCAGCATCTCGCAGCCTTGGCACCAGTAGGTGTACCCACCGGTGCCATCGCTCGAGGCCCAGCGTCGCAGCTTCGCAGAAACGGCGCTCACGCCTGCTGCCCATCGGCGGTCGAAGTTGCCACCTCGCCGCCCTCCTGTAGCGGCTTGCCCTTCAGCAGCTGCAGCAGCACGTCGAGGACTCCGCTCTTCTTCAGCTTGTTGATGTCGGTCTCCAACTCGGTGAAGACCAGGTCAGGGTTGTAGCCGCGCTTGCGCAGCTTCTCGCTGAACGAGCTGAGGCCGCCGGCGATCTCCGCCAGGTCGGCCTTCACCTCCTGTTCGGGGTTGACGTAGTCCCACTTCGGCGTGGAGTACTCCACGTTGTAGTTCGGACGGCGAACCTTTCCGGCCAGCACCATGGCATCGGCGAAGGCACGCGAGATGCGGTCCCACTTCGGGAGGAAGTGCAACCACTGCTCCATCTCGGCCTGGCGCTGGAAGTTCAGGCGCGCCACGCGCGCGCTGCTGAAGTTCACGCCGGTCATGTCGCCGGTCATCATCTCGTAGGTGACGCCCCAACCGGCAGCAATGAGGTGCAGCCCGTGCTTGACGTAGTCCACGTAGCCCGGCGCCGCCTTCGGCTCCACGGTCTGCATGTTCAGGCCGGCCGGCAGCTGCGTGATACCCCCGCTTTGCAGTGGCCCGAGGTCGCCGGCCTTCGCGGCGGTCTGGTCGACCGGATCGTTGGGGGTCCGTGGGTTGGCCAGCTCAGTGGCGTCGCCCGAGACGAGTACGGAGAGACGTGTCTCCAGGTTCTTTCGCTGCAGCTCCGCGTCCTCGTACAGCTGCATGTCGCGCACGCGGGCGATCACCGGCGAGATGCGCGGGAAGCCGCGGCCCTGGCCAGGCCGCTCCGCGGTGTAGAAGTGGATGATGCTGTCCGCCGGCACGAAGTGACTGTCCGCGCGGCCACGGAACTTCAGCAGGCGCTCGCCCGGGTGCTCGTCGTAGAGCCAGTAGCCCATCACCTTGCCCAGCACGTCGTACTCGATGCCGTTGACGATCTGGTTCGTGCCGTTGGGCATGGTCTTGGTGGAGTCGAGCCAGTCGATCTCGAGCAGTTGCAGCTGCAGCGGCACCGGCAGGTTGTCGGTGGGGCGGCGCCAGCGCAGGCGCACCAGGCACTCGCCATCCTGCTCCTGCGCGCGGTACGCGGCCGCCTGCAGGCCGTAGATGTCGAAGCGGCCGTCCGCGTCGCAGACCTTGCCCCATTCCTTCCACGTGTCCTCGTACACCTTCGCGTCTGCGCCGATCCACCGAGGCACGATGCCGGTACCGATGATGGCCGCCACCAGGGCGCGCATGCCCTGGGCGATGTAGGGGACGTTCTGTACCAAGGCCCGCGAGCGCACGCGCAGCGTGCCCGCGTCGGCCGCGTGATCGGTGTTGGCCGAGGCACCCGGCCGGCGCGGGTTCCAGCCGTCACGCTTGCTGGCTCCTTCGTACGCTCGCACGAGCAGTTGCCGCGCGCGCTGGCGCGACAGGCCCTTGTCCGGGTCGAAGATGCCGATGAACCGATCGAATACGCGTCCGACGGTGTTGAGGATGTCGGCCGCCATCAGTCGCCCCGCCCGGTCTGGAAGGTGAAGCGGAAGCTCCCACCGGCGCGGCCGCCGGCGGCCTGGGCGGCGATGTCCGCCTCAATCGTGCGCTTGGCGGCCATCAGCTCGGACATGGAGCGGTAGGTGACCTCGCGGCCGTTGTGCTTGACGGTGAGCTCGCCGCTGGCGATCGCCGCGTTGATCGCGTCCAGGTCGGTGGAGGTGAAGGCCATGTGCGTTTTCCTGACTCGTGGTGCCCGTGGCGCGACCCTAGCGGGTGGGGTGTCTCATTTCCCGGAAGGCTGAGACGTTTTCTTGGTGGCGGTCGCCGGCGTGACGTGGCGGCGAGCCTGCTTCAGCTTGCGGTACACCGTGGCCCGCGAGATCTGCAGCTTGCGGGCCACCTCCGTTGCATTGCGGCCGTTGAACAGCGAGAGCACCTGGTGCGCGAGCTCCTCGGCCGTGCTGGCGGTGCGGACCCGGATGTAGGCCTCCTGGCCGGCGAACTCGTCGCGGACGGCCTGCTTCGCCTGCTCGATGCGGGTGCCGGCGATATGCGTGAGCATCTCCGGCACCTCCTGCAGCAGGTACTCGAAGATCCGGTCCACCATGTCCGGATTGGCCGCCAGCATGGCATCGAGCTGGGGCGTCGAAGACTTCGGCGCGTCCGCGCCCTGATCACCAGTCGCGTCGGAACGCGGGTCTGCTCGCACTCTGCACCTCCTTTTCTGGTTGCCGCACGGCCGGCGTCGTGGGCGCCTGCGGTGCGGGAGAATCCCCGACTGGATACGTATCCACTGGGCTGAATAGGTCCTTCGGCGGGCAGAAGCGCTGCTCCCGCTTGGCCCAGCCCGGCTCGCGATAGTTCTGGATGCCTAGGTAACAGGCGGCGGCGTAGGCGTAGTTCGCACAATCGAGCGCCTCATTGCGCTTGCCCGGCGGGTTGATCCAGCGCAGAACCTTCTTTCCGTTCACCGTCGCCGGCATCAGGCGCTCGGCGCACATCTGCTCGAATTCGTCGGTCAGCTTCAGGTCCGCGGGCACGTGAATGAAGCCAGCGCCGGCGCTCGACAGCTTGAGCCGGCCGTAGAACGTGTGCTTCGCGGTGTCAACGCACACGTTCCACAACTTCACTCCGTGCTTGATCGTCTGGCCTCGCCAGGTGACGTCGATGGCTTTCGGACGCTTCAGGATTGGGCCGCCGAGGTCCTTGTCGCCGCGCATGGCCAGCACGTTCTCGTGCGCATGCTCGCGGCAGTACTTGTAGACGGCGTCGGTGTTGTGGCCCTGGATGTCGATACCCACCGCTTCGATGAACATCTGCGTGCCGCCCTCGTGCTGCAGCGGCGTGCGGCGGATCCGCGTGAGCTCCGTCCAGGGCGAGCCGGGCTGCCCCTCCTCCACGTTCGGATCGCCATAGATGATGTGGCGCGCGAGCAGCCAGGACTCTTCGCCGCGCCCGTAGGTCCAGACGCGCGCCTCGAGGCGATCCGGCTGCGTGTCGACACCCATCGTGAGCATGAGGCCGCGCCGCGGCACCACACCCATCTCGTAGGGCTCGGCGCGGTTGGCCAGGTCCTTGTGATCGGCGCCGCTGCCGCTTTCCTTGAAGGTTTCGGCCAGACTCGCGTTGCGGAACTTCTTCAGTGGCCCGTTGTTCCCGATGCGGTACTGCTCGATAGCCTGGACCCACTCCTCCACCAGCTCGGCCCATGAGCGCCACCCCAGCGGCGAGTACAGCTTGTTGATCCAGAAGCCCGCTACCTTGCCGCGGCCCGCGCCCGGGTCCTCCGCGCGCCAGGCGCCGGCGGCGAGCATGTCGGTCTTGCTGTGCTCCTCGATCGCGGCCGCGCAGTGGCTGCAGATGTAGACCGCGGTCTCCGGCCTCGGCGTACCGGCGGCGGTCTTGAGCCACTTGATACCGTGCGCCTTGTCCTCGCCCCACACCAGCACCTGCGACTCGCCACAATGCGGGCACGGAACGAAGTACTTGCGCCGGTCGCTGGCCAAGTAGCGGCGCTCGACCTCCGATGCATCCTTGATGGACGGGGTCGACGCGATCAGCAGCTTTCGGCGCGAGAAGTTCGACATCCGCTCCAGCAGCAGGCCCAGCGGCGGGCCCTGGTTGTCGACGTCGGCCGGCCAGAGATCGACCTCGTCGGCCACCGCGAAGCCCAGCGGCTTGGACGCGATTGACGACGCGCTGTTGGCGCCAGCGAAGAACACTGCGAAGTTGCCCTGGATCGAGCGGCTGCGCCAGCTGGTGGACTCGTCGCGCGACTTCCTGGTGGCCACCAGGCCGTCGAGGATCGGCGTCTCCAGCACCGTGGGCAGGAAGCGCTTCGAACTGTGGTCCTGGGCATCCTGCAGCGTGGGCTGGACCATCATCATGTCCTGCGGCTCGGTGTGGATCCGCTGCAGCAGCGAGTTGTAGAGCACCTCGGTCTTGCCCATCTGCGTGGCGAACTGCAGCACCACCTGCTCGTAGGGGCTGTGGGAGGAGGCGCACTCCATGGGCTCCACCAGGTAGGGCGTGCGCGTGTTTCGCCACTGCCCACGCTCCGGTCCCTTCGCGATGTGGCGGTACCGCGCGGCCCATTTCCAGACGCTCACCCGCGGCGGCGGGGCGAGGAACTGGCTCAGCGACTCGCCGACGATCTCGGCGGCGCGTGCCTGGTGGTCTGGAAGGTCGCGGGCGCTCATGAAGGTGTCAGCTCGCCCCCAGAGCTTTCAGCGCAGCCAGCACACGCTCGGCACATTGCGCGACGGCGGCGTCGGGCGTCTTGTGGTCCATGTCGCTTTTCACCTCGAAGGAGGTGCCGGTGGTGTTGGTGTTCATGTCGATCGACGCGCGCCAGCCGCCGCTGGAGGTCAAATGCACGAACGGGCGACCGTACCGAGCAAGGGCCAGCAGTCGCTCGTTCATGCCACCGACAAGGGCAGCTGCTGCGGCGTTCGCCGGCATGGGGATGATGTTCACGTTGTGGTCTCCTCCGAATTGGCCGAGCGCGCGAGCGGCGCCAGCACCTGATGGATCTCGGCCTCGAGCATGGTTTGCACCCTGCCCGGATCCGACTGAGCCGCGAGCTCCGCGGCGATGCGGGACGGCAACTGCAGCAACCCCTCGCGAACGGGTGCCAGCTGCGCGGCCAGCTGCGCGCGCACGTGGTCGATACGCACCAGCGAGCCCTCCAGTTCCGCCGCCTTCATCTGCGCGATCCGCGCGTCTGCCTCGGCCTGGGCGGAGCGCGATCGCAGGTAGCTGGGGTCGGCGTGCAGCTGCCCACTGGTTTCCGGCGCCGGCGCTGGCGCCGGCGCGCCGGGTGCTGCGTTGCCGGCAGCCGCCACCATTTCCGGCAGCTCTGGGACCTCGGCCTGGCCGCCGGCACCGAGCGCGCTGCCTTGGGCCGCCGGCACACCGCCGGTGGCCACTCGGGCGCGCGTGTTCTTGTCCCACTGCCGGTCGGCCAGGTCGCGGTCGATCAGCTTGTCAGGCCCGAAGGCGCTGATGCGCTGGTCGTCAATGGCCTTGTGCACGGCCTGCTTCGTGCCGCCCGAGAGCCCGCGCGCCTTCCGGCTGCGCGCGTACTCGCTGATCGTCAACAAATTCGGGTCCGACTTAGCCACCGTCAACCGTCCTGTCAACTATTCCTCGACCCAGACAC